ATTTCACGCTGCCCGAAGGGACCCGCGTAGAAGTCATATGTAAACCGTGGCTTACCGAGGTTATTAAGATTACAATACTCGTTGAACTTCGAAACGAATACAGACTTGGGACAATACGCCTTTTCGTCGAATAAGACCTTTGGCGACTGCAAGAAGTTCTCGAGGGTACTCGCGACAATGGCAACTTGCTTTTGCACGTTCTTGAAGTACTCGGGCACGACGTTCCATATATCCACAGCCTTATGCTTTTGACTGTAATCAAGATAGGCTCTGACACACTTCTGTAAGATTATCGGAAGCTCTTGTTCAAGTTTATCATCAAGTCTTGTGTCAGCATTCTTCACTTGCTTACCAAAGTTGACTGTGAGAATACGACGCAAAATACTTCCCGAATTGTCCTTCCATTGAGGAACTTCGTTTCCACCGAGAATACCGGGTGTGGTCCATACCATAGATTTCGCCTTTTCATGTTTGACGGCTATAGATACATCTTCACCACTCACGATAGATTGAAATTCAGCCTGCTCGAGTGCCAAGTCATTCTTAACCTCAGGTGCTATAAACATGAACGCGTTGCAGATGGCCGATAAACCGAACTTCCTTTCAACGTTGTTTGAAAGTGTACTCACGTCATCCGAACAATAGAATTTACGAAATACTTTGGTAATGAGTGTAGATTTACCGGAACGCGCCACACCTTTCAGGAAAGGGATAATTTGCCAGCGATCTATCTCGTTTACATCGTAGCATAACCTTCCCCCCATAACGTATATCCACTTACACACTTCATCGTCAAACTTCTGATAGTCCAGGATGGATTGAAAGTGTGGTGTGGGTACATCGTACCAGTCACTGATATGATCATAGTTCACGAACTCTTGGTCGAAATACTTACAACTCACGATAGTCTGATCTAAACTCTTAAACTCGGGCGATTCATAGTCATAGAACGCACACTTCACTGGTTTAGTCTGTGGCTTAGACTTATCTCGTTCCAAATCTATACATCCTATGAAAATACCGTTATTAAACGACCACACGTGTCGATCCTTATTCACATCTTCGAATTGCATATCGAAAACATTAGTCAGGTGATTAATAACGTGGCGTTGTGTAATGCCACCCGAGGTAAGATTCTTCCATAATTCGAACCACGTCTCTTTCCTACCTACGCTATATACGAAGTCAGCGACGCTTTTCGTCGTTTTCCACGCACGTGTAGAACATCCGGTGGAAGTTTTGATCTCTTCACAGCAGTTACCCTTGTATCTCTTAATATTATGTTCATACAGGTGTTTCAGGCACTGTAATATAGCCTGTTGATACTGCGAAAGCTCCTCCACCTTTTGGATAGTTGAAACTCTGTATATAGACGGATCAGATTCGGGATTAATAGGAACGTATGTAGGATTATTTACTCTATCGTAAATGCGAGCCCCTCTGAATACAATTTGCCAGGAATCATCGACCTGATCTATCAGGCGATTGATGCGTACGCATAATTGTAAATCATCTTCATTCTCCTCGGATAGCATATTTAAACTGTCAGCACGATGATAGAGTTCGCATAAACGATCTCTCATTCGCATGTATTTTGCCGATATACGTTCTATGTCAGTAGATTTAGGTATACCGTCTTCGTTTAATTCATCGAGATTGAAGAAGTTGTCATATCCCAGCCTGAAGGATAAGTATTCATTGTCGCGCTCATTTATTTTCCACATGCTTTCTAATTGCTTCAAGAAGTTAGTCACTTCTTCACGTTCATATGTTTGTATCTGATTCGTCCACATGGCGTCGTTTGCCCCATCTCTGTCAGCCGACTCACTCAAGAAATGAGTGGCCTCTGACATTTTATATTATAGGGTTTCATTTTTCTAAGCCCGATTATTTTTGAAGATTTGATAAAAGTTTTACCAAAATTTTATTTTGAATCTCAAGTTGTTTAGCTATACTTACCAGGGCCGTGCATACGGTATCACCGTCATCAGTCATGAGGGTCGATGCCAGGAGTGATTCGGTAGAGATAAAATCATCTTGGTCGAATTCGTCGAGTTCAATTTCCTCGGGATCCTCAACGGAACTTTCATCATCGATTGACATGAGAGTCTCTTCCTCGCGGACCTCCTCGGAATGCGTTTCGGATTCTGTATCGGACATTTATTTATGCTCAGGAAAAATCAGTACGTTTTTTTCGCACTTTATCCCAAATTATTTTCTTGGTGTATAGTACAACACACACAAAATGGCGGGCGGTTTAATGCAATTAGTCGCCTATGGAGCGCAGGACGTTTATCTGACTGGTAACCCTAAGGTTACATTCTTTCAGGCGGTTTACCGCCGCCACACTAACTTCGCTATGGAGAACATCGAGCAGACCGTTAACGGTACTGCCGCTGACTCCGGTCGCGTATCTGTTACCATCGCGCGTAACGGTGACCTTGTAGGCGACATGTATGTCGAGCTTAAGGCCAAGGCGGGCCTCGGCACTTTTTCCATTAACGCTGGTGCCCTCTCTAACGAGTGGGTCGCCGAGCGTGCGATCAAGGATGTCGAGTTGTCCGTGGGTGGACAGCGTATTGACAAGCACTACCAGAAGTGGTGGCGCCTTTACTCCGAGCTGTACCTCGATTCCGCTAAGAAGACCACTTGGGGTAAGATGACCACTGGCAATGACTCTCAGGTGTTCCTTCCTCTTATTTTCTTCTTTAACCGCAATCCCGGACTTGCTCTCCCACTAATTGCTCTGCAGTACCATGAGGTCCGTATTGATTTCGATTTATCTTCGGAATTCTCTCAGTACACTGATAACACTACGTTCAAGGTATACGCCAATTACATCTACCTCGACACTGAGGAGCGTAGGCGTTTTGCCCAGAAGGGTCACGAATACCTCATTGAGCAGGTTCAGCATACGGGCCAGGACACGCTCGCCGCCGCGGAGCAGACTAAGCAGATTAGGCTTTCGTACAATCACCCCGTCAAGGAGCTTATTTTCTGCGCTTCCGAGTCCAGCGTTTCTAACTGCGCTATGTGGAACTTCACCCAGCTCCAGACTGCGAATGTTTCCACTTCCGTCGCTAGCATGGACCTCGCGGCCTCTAAGATCCACGTCGATGCCGACGCTGGTAACTGCCCCAAGCTTCTCGCGGGTGCTGGTGCCACCGCCACTGCCTTCGATGAGGAGGCTGTCGGTACCATCGAGACCATGAAGCTCGTTCTCAACGGTCAGGACAGGTTCAAGGAGCAATCCGGTAAGTATTTCAACCAGGTCCAAGCGTTCCAGCACCACACTGGTACCCCTATGCCCGGTATTTACTCATACTCATTCGCGTTAAAACCCGAGGAGCATCAACCGACCGGAACCTGCAATTTTTCTCGTATAGATAACGCCCAGGTGTCTATTAAGACTGCCGCCAACAACACTGGTCAGCTTCAGCTTAACATGTTCGCGGTTAACTACAACGTCCTTCGTATCCAGTCGGGTATGGGTGGTCTTGCCTTCTCTAACTAAGCATACAAATCAAATTTGTATTTGCTATTAAAAAATAATTAATTAAATCTTCATTTTTAAATCACATGAAAAATGTCATTTAAAATTGAAATCAAATCCGGTCGGACACTTTATTTCGTATTTATAATTTGATCTATATCGAAACATATGTATGGTGGTTCATCATCGTAACTGTAGTATCGAATTGTTATTCCCATCACCTTTCTAAAATAAGCGTTAAGTTCTTTATTTATAAATCGTTTCCATTCTTTTAAGGTTGTCTTATAATACTCTAATCCACCTTCACTGAAAACAAGTTTTTGTATTTCAGGTCTCTGTCTAAAATCGACCATGGTTCTTTTCGCACCAGCTGGTAACGGTGATTTATTCCTTTCAGCGGCATCTATCATATCTATTATGTAATATCCGTAACTATCACAAATTATATTATTTTGCATTTGTGGAAATCCCAAAATACAAACTTCAAAATCTGCGTTACTCGGGAGTGTTACGAATATGTCTTTATTAACACTGTTCTTTAATGGCACCGCTAGTATATGTGGATGTGTGTGATACGCTATGAGTGAAGGCCATACAGTGTTTATTTCTTCTACATTTACTCGTCTCCTGTCTCTGGAGGTAACAAAGGAAGGTTTTTCAAATTTTACAGATGTTGGCCCTATTTTACATTTTACGGCGCCCGCATATTCCCAAGACTTTTTAGACGACAATTCATGTATCTTTTTTAGATCACGAATTATTGGTCTGGGTATTTTTGTACATTTCTTTTGGAACATTTGCGGGCGGACCGTGTACATGTTCGCGGCTGTCCTATAATTATATATAAAAATATAATTTTTATATAAAACATGCATCTATTATACACAGATGGCAGTTGTCTCGGAAATCCGGGAAAAGGTGGATGGGCTGCGAGATGTTTACATTTATTCGACATAAGTGGTGGAGATCCATTCACTACCAATAATATAATGGAAATGAAAGCTGTCATCGAAGGTTTACGGGAGTGTTTAAAACATTTAATAAAAGAAGTATCCGTACACACCGACAGTAATTATGTGAAAAATGGTATGAAACATTGGGTAAAAAATTGGAAAACGAACGGTTGGAAAACTGCGTCGGGTACTTCTGTCAAAAATAAGGACTTGTGGATACAGTTATGTGATTTAGAACGACAATTTGACAAAGTTCAATGGATATGGGTAAAAGCTCATAGCGGAGATGTTAATAACGAATACGTTGATAAGGAAGCGAGAAAATTCGCCACATCTTTTCCATAATCGTGTATAAAGAATATAGTAGTTACTCAATATATGAGTACCGAAAAAACTGAAGTGGTAACTATACGTCGTTCGTACCAAGAACAAGAAAAGTTCTTTTCTGATAACAAGGCTAAAGCTATTGAAAAAGCTATGAACTCCGACCGTGTTGTGTATAAGTCTAATGCAAACTCAAACGATTTCATTGAATTTTTGGAAACGCGTTTGTCTTTGTGGGAAGACATAAAGACTGATACCATCGAAAATGGGCGTCTTACGAAAGGATTTACAAAACGTTATCACGAAAACATGTATAACAAGACTAATGAAATACTTAACTCCCTAAAAAAATAAATTAATTAATTACCAAATGCAATACCTGCCATACCATCTTTTATCCTGAGGATGTTATAGTTGACTGCATAAACCCTATTTATACCACCAGCGTCACCCGTGGGTCCCTCGAGAGATAATTTAGAGTTATCTATACGGCTAAAATTAAGGCTTCCACTAGGCTGTGAGGCGTTCATCTTTAAGCAAAACGGCCACGTGAACAAGGGTGCGGTATCAAGTACATCAGATGGTAAAGATGTGGTGTGCATTTCTGGCACAACGTTGTGATGGAAAGTGCTGGTCATGTTCTCGAATAAAGGTGTACCGTTGATGTAGAGTGTAGCAGAACCGAAATTTTGCCCACCACTCCACGGTGTACCATCAGCCTTGGAGCTTACCAAGTGTAAAGCCTTGGTAGGATGGTTGAAGTATGTAAGATCAAGCTCGGTCGTAGTAGGGGATGTTGGTTGATATTGGGTCTGAGTTATAAGAAGCTCGTGATCGGTATTGACGAGGAAATCGCGCTCATCTGAATCGAGGTACACGTACGTACCATATACCTTGGGCGAAATAGAACCTAAACCATTCCTACACCTAATGCGTATTTCCACCTGATGATACTGTAATGCGGTGAGTGGCAGGGATTTAGTCCAATCTTCGCTGAAGAAGAAAGGAATTACGAAATAATCTGAACCACGCGTGTTATCGGTAGCAAGAGCCTTAGCGTTACCCGCGACTGTATCAGTCGTGACAGAACACCCAGCCTTGGAGGAGGTGTCCTTGTAGAGGATGTTATGTACACCCTGAATGAAAAGGGAATCTAACTTACACACCTCCTGTCCACCAATGTGTAACGAAAACTCTGTGGTGCTAGTATCGTCGTTGGCGAAAAAGGCGTTAGTGTTGGCTCCGACGTTAGAAATGTTCGGGGACTCGATCCACACGTAGCTTAAGAGATCACCCTTGGACTGGATGGGGATTACAACTTCATTACCACCACCGAAGGTGCCAACAAAATCCATTCGCTCAGGTTTGATTGAAAAGTTTGTATGACGTTTATAATTTTGACGAAAAAATGAAACTTGGGGGTCTCCAGTGATGTAAACATCCTGAGCACCAGTGGATACAAGATCAATCAACGCAGCTGACATTTTACTAATATATGATATTAAAAATTTGGGGCGATTACGAAGTAGATGGTGAAATTTCAGGTGTTGACCTGGGATTCTCGAGATGAAAATAACGATCATTACATTAGGTTGTTCGGGAAAACGCTTGAAGGAAAATCTGTATGCGTGACGACTACATTCAAACCGTATTTTTTTATTAAAATTCCTGTGGGTTCTAGTCAAGAGGCTCTGAAGGGTGTCATCGAGAGAAAGTTTCACGAAGAAGTATATGACATCGAAGAAGTTGAAGCTAAAGATGTATGGGGTTTTCAAAACAACGAAAAACGTCGCTTTTTACAGGTCTTCTGTAACGACTCTGCACAACGAAGGAGGGTGAGTAACTATATCAACAAGATGATGAATAACCAAAATTATAAAGAAAAATCTATAACCTACGTATACGAATCAAATGTAGACCCAGTTTTACGACTCATGCATCGAACGGGTATTCAATCCACTGGTTGGGTAGATACAGATGACTCATGTGCACCCGGGTATCACGCTACAGTCGACATTGACTTGTTCTGTAGAAATTGGAAAAAATTGAAACCGTTGAACGTTACCGACGCTGCACCCTTTGTCGTAGCGTCACTAGATATTGAGTGTCACAGTTCCACGGGTAAGTTTCCAAACCCTCTTATCAAAGATGATGCATGTTTTCAGATTGCCATATCGTTGGTTAAGTTTGGGTCGAGTGAAGTATATGACAGAACGTGTTTGTGTTTTAAACAAACCGGCGATAATCTGGAGGGTTGCACCATCAAAAGTTACGACACTGAGAACGATATGCTCATGGCATTCAGTGAGTATCTTGTTGAAAAGGATATTGATATTATCACAGGTTGGAATATCTTTGGTTTTGATTTAAACTATATCATTCAACGTGCCTTGTTAAACAATTGTCCCCCGTCCTTTTTTCAAATGAGCAAACTTAATGGGTATAAGTGTAACATTAAGAATAAAAAACTCTCTTCGAGTGCGCTAGGTGATAACGAGCTTCAACTCTTGCCAATGCCCGGAAGATTTATTTTTGATCTTTTCCATGAAGTCAAACGTGAATATAAGTTAGATTCGTATAAACTCGACAACGTATCGAAGTTGTATCTGGGAGATAACAAAATAGACATGCCCCCGAAGGAAATGTTTGCGCGTTTTCGTGAAGGAGACCCTCTCAAGTTACAACAAGTCGCTGAGTATTGTATTAAGGATACGGTTCTCCCCCACCGTCTATTGGATCGTCTTTCAACGCTCATCAATCTTCTAGAGATGGCTAAAGCTACATGGGTTCCCATCAGTTATCTCGTTGAACGTGGGCAACAGATTAAGGTCTTTAGCCAACTGACAAAAAAGGCGCGTGAATTGGAATTTAAGGTTCCTACTTTTAGCTACGGACATACGGATACCACCGGTTATGAAGGTGCCACTGTACTGGAAGCACAATCCGGTGCGTATTATACACCCATTACAGCCCTTGATTTTGAGGGTCTATATCCATCAATTATGGTAGCGCATAATTTATGTTACTCATCGTTGGTCATGGATGATAACTATAAGAACATACCTGGTATCACATATGAACAGTTTGGAAATCATATCTTCGCACAAGACGTATCGTCGCTTCTACCGAGTATTCTTTTAGAACTCAAGCAGTACAGAAAGCAAGCCAAAAAAGATATGGCGAACTCCACCGGAACGTTAAAACAGATGTACAATGGTAAACAGCTCGCTTATAAGATTTCTATGAATTCTGTGTATGGATTCACCGGAGCTTCACGTGGTATGCTCCCGTGTGTAGCTATAGCATCGACAACTACTATGAAAGGTAGAACTATGATCGATGACACTAAAAACTATGTCGAGGAACACTTTCCGGGATCCAAGGTTAGATATGGTGACACCGATTCGGTGATGGTTGAATTTGATGTAGAAGGTAGAACTGGTAAAGAAGCTATTGAGTACAGTTGGGAACTTGGAGAGCGTGCCGCATCTGAATGCACGAAGCTTTTCAAGGCTCCAAATAATCTCGAACTCGAAAAAGTCTATTGTCCTTATTTTCTGTATAGTAAAAAGCGGTACGCCGCAAAACTTTGGACTAAGGGTAAAGATGGGAACATGAATATGGATTATATCGATGTTAAGGGTATACAATTGGTTAGACGCGACAACACACCACACGTACGCGAAGTGAGTAAAGAATTGCTCGACGTTATATTGGAGAGCAATGACACCACCGCACCCAAAGCTTTGGCGAGGCAGCGAGCTGTGGAACTTCTCGAGGGTAACGTACCTAACGAAAAACTTATTTTGAGCCAGTCTCTATCCGATAAGTATAAAGTAAAGGGTGAATACGTATCTTACGATAAAGTGAACCCAGATCACAACAATATGTTCACGTGTAACGATATAAGTATGGCTCATGTTCAAGTTGTCAATAAAATGCGTATTCGACAACCGGGATCTGAACCTCAATCTGGAGACCGCGTACCTTATATTTTGACTGATACCGGAGATCCCAAGGCAAGGGCGTTTGAGAAGTCGGAGGATCCAAAATATGTCCAAGATAACAATGTTAAGATCGACTATGTATATTACTTTCTTAATAAATTCTTGAATCCCGTGTGTGATTTATTGGAACCGTTATTCGGAAACCCTAAAGAGCAAATTTTTGGAGAGTTGCTTTTAAGAGCTAAACCACCACGAAAGAAACGCGAACCTAAGACGAAGCAGGTGACAATAGCAGACTTATTTAAAAAAGAAACTTCATAATAATATATGGCCTATGATAAAGATGTTTTACAAATAAATCAGTTATTCAACGAACGCGTCGATAAACGTGTATATGAAAAAGTTTGTGAAGTTATAGAAAAAATTTCAAAAATTCACAGCATACCACTAAAACTTTTAAGAAGGGATGCATTGGGGGAAAATGATCATTGTATGGGATTAAAACGTGATCATACATTGTGCACGAAAAAAAGTGCAAATGGCGCAAAATTTTGCAATTTTCATATAAACGATAAAAGATTATGTGAACCTATACAACGATCGAGTAGTATTTTGCGACATAATCACCCTTGGCCAGGCCCCCGTGTAGAGGGTTGTCCGAAGTGTGAAGAAGATAAAAATAAGAAACATACAAAAGAACTTAGAGAATTAGTTAGTATTATATAATAATGAACAAATCGGATATACTATTAAATTCTATCAACGCCTTCTACATATTACCCGAAAATAGAACTATACTAAAAGAACTTTTAAACAAAACTGGTGGTATATCACTTCGAAATCTCGAGTGGTTTATCACCAACTATTCTAAGAAAAATAATTTAACATACAAGACTCGCGATGGAAAGTTGTTTAGTGTTCACTGCGCATATAAATCTAGTTTAGATGGATACAGTAAAAAACTTTTCGACCCATTCTGTAGATCAAATAAGATGCAATACATTGTTCCGGGCACATCTGATAAAATAAGCACTACTGTTGCACAGTTAAATTTTATTAGATGGTGTATTAAGAACAGTATAGTTGACTACATACGCAACCATCATTCTGATTTATTTAATAAAGGGGGGATACTTCAAAAAGTTAGTCTGGTTTAGGCCTACCATAACCGGGTGGAATCTCTCTGTTTAGTTCTCCGGGTGTAGGCCTACCACCCCCAACTTCCATAGACGTTTCAGGTACATATGTACCAATTGGTGGTACTGACACGAGTGATACGAACCCTCCATCAAACTTAAACGTTTGATACCCGACGTAGTATAGATGTAAAGAGTATGTGTTTGAATCAGAAAGACCATCCTTTAATTTCACATCCAAAACGGTACGGTCGGATTGAAGTTGCCCAAAATCCAAACTTCCCGATGGCTCCACATTAATCGGATTCATCGAGAATGTATACGTGTAAATATTCTTTTCAGGTCTAGAAAGTCTACTGTTATGAGGTACTATATACTTATAATACGTATGATCAACGAGTGGCAAGTTTGGTAAATCTTGTCCGTTTATATAAATTTTGGCACTGTCCATGATAGGTTGAAAAAATGCGTTAGATAAAGATGCCGTGTCGCTCGCTGAAAAATTATAGCGATTATAGAACACGTTACTTTCTAACGAAGTACCACCCACGTATACGGATTCATCCTCGAAATCCGTGTTACGCAAGAACCAATTCATACTTTTTACAGGTACATTTGGTACGAGTTGTAATTTTACCTCACCTTGGTTAAGCTCCGTTTCTACTGTGGGGTGTTTTCTGACTATGTCAGTGATAAATGTTTGGGGTTTAGTCATGAGATATATGCGTTCTTGATTTGATACTGTGATTTCTTCTGTTATGATCTTAAAATTAGCTAAACTAACCGTGTCGGTAGAGTTCGTAAAGAATGTTTGTGGTCTAAATGTAATTTCAAATTCTATTTTCTGTTTATGTATGGCACACGTAGGAAAGTATGGTCGGTTAGGTTTGTTAGAATCGTATTCATCTCCTTCATATTTCCTTGAAAAGAAGAGTGGGATGGGTATGAATAGTTTCGATTCGTTCGTAACCAGCCCCGCGTTATTTAAAGACGATGTTCCTTCTGCGAAGAATCTATTCACTAAATACCGTTTAGTTCGCTTTTCGGATGCGTCTAGGTACAATTCATCGTATATGATACCCCAGTCATCATGAAATTTTTCTATTTCGATTTCATCGACACGCATCGCTACAGATTTTATTAAATGTCTTCCTATTTGATCCGAGAGGTAAAACGAATTACTACCTAACCCCGGAAAGTCTATGGCTATGTACATATTACTCAATAAATCTCCCATATTTCGTGGGTTTAGTGTCACTTTTATACTTTCACCAAAAGGCCAGTTAGCTTTTGTACCTGGATTATCAATTTTTGTACTTCGATGAAACTTTTGAAAATTTGAGTGTCGCTTGGGATCATATTTAAAGAACGAATTTTCGGGATCATTTTCTAATAAATACGTATCCTGTTTACCGATCGCGTTAAGTGCTATCTGAGCACCAGGATTTGGGCCTTCAACGATCATATCTAAATATTAGTTACATTTTTTTAATATCAGTTTCCCACATTTCAAAATAACCAGTAGCTTCAATCAAACAAACTTCTTCTCTGAGTTTATTCCATTCATCGAATAACGCTTTCACTCTCTCATCCGTGTATTCGATGGTCTTAATGTGTAAAAGGTAATCGTGTGAATCGTCAATCTTAGGAAATAAGGTGGAAAGTTGGTTTTCGAGTTCCTGTTTCTTGCGACGAAACACTACTATATCACCATCGATTACCATCTTAACAAAACGCGCTCTATGAGAACAGAGTTCAGCCTTCTTCTTAGTTGTGTCGATGAGATGCGCCTTACGTTTCTTGTAATGTTCCATACGAAGTTTAATAAAATCAACCAAAATTTGACCAGGTGAATCGTATTTACAGATACCCTTTGTGGGATGAAACAAATGCATGTTTGAGCATCTGATAGTCTTTTGCAGTTTGAGATCCTTCACAGCGTCTTTGCCGTTATAATCTTGGATGATAAAATCAACGTTCTCAGTTGTACTGTTATTTGTGAAACCACTGATGATTTTCTTTTCAACGAGAGTGTCGAGATGTTCCTTGTAATCTTGGGTCCATCTACCCGGAGGGAGATCTGTTACCTTTACCGTCCTCCCAATACATTTCCATACACCTTGTGCGATCCATGAATCATCATCCTGTTC